TGCCGGAGACGCTGTAACCGAGGGAAAGCCTATCATGTCGGGCGATATTGCGTTTGGGCTGATATCGCCATATGAAGTGTTCCCGTTTTCGCTGACGGTGGAGGAAATCGAAGACCAGCACGACGTAATCATAGAGCGTGTGCTTGATGTCGGTGAGATATACGACCTCTACGGGAAGAAGTTTGACGGAGAAGAAATTGAAAGCTACATTCTCACTCCGCTCCCGAACGGCACTACGGGGCACGGAAGCACTTACACCTCTTACGGCATGACGAAAACGACGCGCGAAAACTGCGAAAGAGTGATAATGTACCTTGAGAATCCGTCGAAAGGCTATCCGATGGGACGGCTTATAACGGTAATCAAGGACGAAATCGTTTACTACGGCTCACTTCCTGCCGGTGTATTCCCTCTCGTGGCGATTAAGTCCAAGCCGGTATCAGGGCAGTTCTTCGGCAAGTCCGTTATACAAGACTTAATCCCTCTGCAAAGGTCGTACAACGAGAATTACAACAAAATACAGGACTTTATTGACACTGTAGCGAATAATCCGTGGCTCGTGCCGTCCGGTTCTCTCATAGATTCTGCGACGGACACGGACGCGGATGAAATCACGATGGAAGCTGGTTCTGTGCTTGTGTACGACCCCTCATTCGGCAAGCCGGAAATAGTGGAATATCCCGAGCCGCCGACTATTGTGTACTCAATGCTTGACAGGCTTTCCTCTGACATGGAGTACACGGCGGGGGTATCTCAGCTCATGGTGGTCGGTTCTGCTCCGTCTGGCGTTACTTCCGGCACGGCGATTGACAACCTGCGGCAGATAGATTCAACTCGTATGTCGCTCACTGCCGACAGTATTCGCGGCGGTGTGCTTTCGATGGCTCGTGTGTGGCTCATGCTCAACAAGGAGTTTTCGAGCGGTTATCGCGTACTGATGATAGCCGGACAAGACGAGATAGGCGGAGTTTATACGTGGTGTTCGGAGGATATCAACTCGTATGACGTTGATTTTGCCGCCGAAAACGAGCTCAGGCACTCCAAAGACCAAAAGAGACAAGACTTTATAGCTGCTCTCAATGCGGGACTGCTGATGGGCGACGACGGACGGATTGACAAGCGGTTTATCGAGCAGGGACTTGATTTATTTGACCTGCGAGACGCGCCGTCCTCGTACTCCGAAGAGGATTTACAGCGGAAGAACGCAAACCGCGAGAACGCATACCTCGAAAGCGGCGTGATACCAGAGAGATTTATTTACGATGATGATGCAATCCACATTGAGGAACACGTTAAATATGCTCTCGGCGCGGATTACAGACAGCTCATGAAACGTGCGCCGGAATACTGCAAGATGTTTGACGCGCACATAGAAGACCACAAGCAGAATCTTGCGAGACAGCAGCAGGCGGCAGAACAAGAAGCAATGCAAAAGGCTATGGCTGCTCAGACACTACAACAGAAAGGTGAATCAAAATGAACGAACGCGACGAAAACGAATATCAGTCACTTGACGATGTGCTGGACGCCGGATTTGCCCGTGTAGCAGCGGAAGAAGAAGCGGCTGGGGATGCACAAGTTCAGGCTGACGCAGACGCTCAGGTTATGGCTGATGAAGCCGCTGCGGCAGGTACACAGGCTACAGAGACTGCTGACACCGCGCAGGTGCAGGAAACAGTACCTACTGTAACAGAACAGGCGCAGACACCCACACAAGACCCGCAGACCGCCATGATAAACGAGCTCAGAGCGCAGAACCAGCAGCTTACAGAGCAGATATCACAGCTTGTACAGTCTCTCGGACAGTCCCGGCAGGCAGTTCAGGAACAGTCACAAGTGGCGGAAGAAGCCGCTAATCAGGCGGCAACAATCACGCTCCCTCAGCTCAACATGAACGAACTTCAATATATGTCGCCCGAGGAACAGGCGCAGGCACAGAATCAATACCAATCTGACATGGCGAACGCTCTCCGTGAGATGATTCGTCAAGAGATGATGGCGGAAATGCAGCCCGTGCGCGACGACTACGAAGCAAGGACGCGTGAAGCTGCTATATCGGCGGCGAAAGACCAGATATACAATGACCCGAGATTCCCGGATTTTCGCGAACACGATGCGGAGATTGACAGCTTTATAGGTTCTATGCCGGAGTTCAGCTCAATGGAACCGGGCAGAGCGAGACTTCTCGGCGGTCTTATCAATCGCGGGCTGAGAACAGACCCTAACAAGACTATGACAACTGATGAACTTGTATCGGCGGTAATGGCGAACCCTGACGCTCAAAAAGCACTCGAAATCAGGCGTGCGCAGAACATACAAAAGCAAAATGAAAACCTGCCTAAAATGACTGCTTCTCAGGGCATGACCAACGCCGCGGCAGTTCCGGAACACAGACCCCAGACAAAAGAAGAACTCTTCTCTAACGTCGACAAATACTGGGGCAGATAAAATCATTCAAGAAAAGGAGATTTATTAAATGGCAAATCCTATCACACAGGACCTCAACAGAATTCAGGATATACTCCTTAACGAGTATCTTCCGTTTCTGAACAACGCGCTGAACGTTGACCCGTCAATCTTCATGCAGAAGATTAAGAAAGGCACTCTTGATGCATCTATGGGTCAATTCGGCGCGAGAATCGGCATCGGCGGCGGCTTTGGTATGAGCGGCGAAGGTCAGGACACTCCCGACGCACACGCACCGCTGTACTCTAAGCTTAGTTACACCACAAAGGACGCGTACAACGAACTCCGCATTTCCAACAAGGCTATTCAGCTCGGCAGAAGCGCAAAGTCTGCTATGATTGACGCTGTAAAGGATGAAATGGATGCGGCATACGAAGCAAGCGCATGGAACGTCGGCAGAATGCTCTTCGGCAACGGTTCAGGCAAGCTCGCTACAATTTCCGCAGCAGCTTCTTCCGCCAAGGCTTCTCACGTTGTAAATGACACCTCTTATCTCATGGAAGGTCTTACTTGCGACATTTACGAGAGCGGCGGCACTGTTGGCAAGGCGGGAGTACAGATTAAAGCTATCGACCACTCCACAAAGACTGTAACATTTGACACCACATTCACTTGCGGTGCTAATGCAGTCGTATACGTGCAGAACTCCAAGGATAGAGAGATTACAGGTCTCGGAACAATTTACGATTCCGCTATTACCTCAATCTACGGTCTCACAAAGGCTGATAACCCGTGGCTCAAGCCTCTTACTTACTCCTATACAGTAAGCGAAGCTAAGACAGAAGAACCCGACGATGTTCTCATCAACAAAGCTATTCAGGATTCCGAGAGAATGAGACGCGGCAAGATTGACCTTATCATGATGGGTGATACCCTCTATTCCGACTTCCTCAACTACCTCAAGTCCTCAAACACTCAGTATGTAACCAACAACAACTACCGTAACGGTTTTGCTTCAATCAAGATTGTTTACGGCAACAGAGAGGTTGATGTTTACAACGAGAGATTTGTTCCGGCTTCTAAGGCGTGGGGTGTTGACACATCTCAGTTCGAGCTCAGACAGACCGGTTGGGAGTTTATGGCTTATCAGGGCGGCGGCATTTTCAACCTCATGGAAGGCAAGTCCGTATACCGTGCTTGCCTCGCAAACTACCTTGAGCTTATCTGCAAGAACCCCGGTACTTGCATTGAAATCGAAAGAAAGACAGCATAATCTAACCCATGCATAAGCAGAAGGGGGCGGGGACAGTCCCTGCTCTCTTTTCTGTTTGTGTGTAATTCTACAAAGGAGGAACGATTTGAACGTAAAGGATTTATATGATACAGTCACTCTTACTTCTGATTGTTCTCATAATACTTTCCTCACTCATCTCGACACAACGATAAACTATCTTGTCGGGAAATACGGTGTATCGAAAGTGATACAAGGCGGCGCGGGATATCAACGACCGAGAACAATTGACACGGACATACCGATTTATGACGAATACAGAGCCGCCATTTGCAACAATCTGTTGTATCTCATCACAGGAGACAGCGACAGAAAGACCGATTTTGTGAATGAAGCCGACTATGCCTACAAGTCTGTATATGCACGCAGAATGAGCAGAAAGCGACTGTTTGACGGAGGGTACTTCCATGTATGACAGCGGAATAAAGTGTTCCGATTTTATTGATTCGATAATCGGGGAGGCTGATATTTCAATAGAGATACAGTCCGTTTCGTGGTACAGATGGCTTAATACTGTCGAGCAGTTCATATACACGGAAATACTTGACGAATACACTTCTGCCGAGATTAGCTATACTTCCGATTCGATTACTCTATCGACGCTTACCGTTCCTTCCGGCTGTGCTTCCGTCACTTACGACGATGTTATAGCGGTTTATGCCGACGGTGTGCAGGTGGAGAAGAGCGGTGTCAAAGGCGTGATGAACTTCTCCGATAAGAATCTGTACTACACCGACTACAACGGAAAGCTCGTTTTAAGTCTTACGGAAGTGCCGGACAAAGTCACTGTTGTATACCGTCTCAGACCGATATTAAAAACAGAAACGAGCAATTACAACGTTGCAGTTCCTGCGGAATTTCTTGATATGGTATCGGCGAGACTGCGTGGAGAAGCGTACAAAATCGCGAATGAAGACGGACTTGCCGGAAAGTGGCTTGCGGATTACAACACGCAGCTTGAAAGCTTCAAAGTTTGGGCGGAAAAGCGGAACAAGAGATACGGAGGTTAACGCATGGCGAAAGACAATAACGAATTTGTCTATGGTGCGCAATACATACCGTCGGGAGAAAGCAAGTCGCGCGTTATTCGTTGGAGTTTTGGAGGATTAAACCTCACAAACGATATTGACACAGGACAGCTCACAGGCGCGGAAGGCGTTGTTGTAGACCCGCCGGAGATTAAAGCCGCACTAAAGCAAAAAGAGTACAAAACGTATTCAGAGCCGATATCAATTCACGGCTTTGGCGACGCGCTTCTTGTGATATACCGCTCCGGCGGAAAGATAAAGGCGGACTACATTAAGCCGGGCAATATCAAATACACAGGAGAGATAGGCACTGCCAAGGGAACGAGCGAGGATTTCACCGAAAGATACGCGGTTCAGTTCAATGTTGCGTCAGACGCGGAAAACATAGCAGCGGCAACGTATGTGAGAAAGATTCTAATCTATCCCGACCGCGTTTCGATGGACTTCAACATAACAGCTGATTTTGAGACCGCTTCTCTCGGCGAGGAATATCCGCCGATAAAATACGCTTCTGTGTACTGTTCAAGGCTGTTCGGCGTTAATGACGACCTTGTGTACGCTTCATCATTCAACAATTACGCGGATTTCGACCTTGACACGGCAGATGAAAGCAGTTCCGCAAATGCGTGGGTGTCGATGTCACAGTCCAACGTAAAGGCTGACGGTAAGTTTACGGCTATCGCTACATACGCCAATCACGTTGTACTGTTCAAAAAGGACTTCATGCAGCTTGTTTACAACAACAAGAATCCTTTTCGCATAGTAGATGTTGGTTCTTACGGCTGTGACAATCCGTATGCGCTTACCGAATGCGGTGGTGTGCTGTATTTTGCGTCGGGTGAATCGGTTTATTCCTTTACCGGTGGCACTCCGAAGAAGATAAACGGAGAACTCGGACGGTTGAATCTTGATGGCGCAGTGTTCGGTTCGTACAAAGACCGTGTGTATATGCAGATATCGGACGGACTTTACACTTACAAAAGCGGTGTTTGGTCTAAGCTCAACTCCGACAACAATGTGAAGCAGTTCGCAACCACATCATGGGGAATTGTTGCGCTGTGCAAGGACGGCAAGATTAGAATAATCGACTATGACGAGGACGCTTTCGACAACGCGGGAGGTAACGCGGCGGGCGAACTCGGAGACAAAGAGTATGAAAGCGACTGGTGGTTTGAAACTGATTTCTTTGCTGCCGGAAGAATTGACGTTCGCAGAATCAAGAAAGTATCTGTTCTGTGCGATATTGCAAGCGGTGCAAGCGTGAGAGCGTACTTGATGCGCCCAGAGGATAAATACACCACCACAACAAAAGCCGTCTTAGAATCATCCGTGGGCGGTCGTAGACTTATGCGGCGAATGATTAGAATGACTTCCTGCTATATGCACAAGATGAGAATTGCGGGAAGCGGAGACGTAAAGATACTTGCTATAGAGCTGCTTCTTTCGTGGGGAGGGGATGTTTTCAAAAATGAGTAATTACCTTGGAGCGAACGTTCCCGAAAAAGAGAAACAGGCGCAGAAACAAACAAGCGGGAGAGAGAATGACCGTTTCAGACAGCTTGAAGATGAGCTTGCGTCGATAAAGGAACAGCTCACGATACAAAACAGAGACAATCTTGACGCTATGTACAACATCGGGATGGACAATCTCGACGACAGCATGAAGCGGCTCATATCCGAAACGGGCAATTCCATAGCTTCAATCATAGTCAAGACCAACGAGAACTCGGCTTCAATCAAAGCTTTTGCCGAATGGAAAGACGGAACGGGGGCGGATTCTCTCGCGGGGTTTGTGGCGAACGCGACTAAGGATTTTGCTACCATATCAATGCTTGCGCAGTACACTACCACAGATGATGTAAACGGGCTTATCTCGAACGCTAAGGCGGGAATAATCGCGGAAGCGCGTCAGGGGATGGCAACTATATCAATGCTTGCAAGCTACACTACAACATCTGATGTAAACAATCTCATAAGTTCGGCAACTGCGGGTATTGTTGCAGAAGCACAGGAAGGCATGGCAACGGTCAGCATGATTTCATCCGTGACTGACAGCAGCGGGGATGTTACGGCGGCTTCAATAGTAGTGGGGGGGGGGGGGTTGGGGGGAACAGGGGGGGGAGTAACG